GTGAGATTTTCTCACACTCTTCCAAGCGCAGCTCAAGAGCTTGCTCTAACTTATCGATCTGACGAAGGATAAGTCGAAACAAACTCTCCCGTGCCGCCCAATCCCTTTCAGGACTGCGCTCGGCAAGGACTTCTAGGCTATTACACAACAGTTGCAGCCCAGGAAATAACATTCCTGAACTAACAACTGAAAGTGTAGGTCCTCCAAGAGGATTCAACAAGGGTAAACCACCCTCGAGAATACTCCGGAAGATTAAACTAGAAGAACTTACCGCAGCATCATGGACCTTCCCTACCTTCCTTGACACCTCTATCTGATTAACATACAGAGGAGGAAGCATGTATCGTAAGCATGCCGACATAAAATTATTGGAATCCAAAGATATCCAGCCTCGGGCAACAGCCTGAGTAACTAAACTAAGACGACCAAAGCCGTCATTAGCAGCCATCTCCTGTTTAAAGGAGATCGGCGATATATTTGAAGAACCTAAGTAGGATTGTCCAGCAAAGTTGATAAAACCCTTCTCCGAAGAAAAGGATTTCGCCAACCCCACCTTAATTCCTAAGAAGGAACATGTTTCCAAATAAGATTTGGCGACATCCTTCCCAGCGATAACAATGTCATCACCAAGAACTCGGTAATCATAATACGGATACTTACCAACAAGAAATGCACTAAACTGAACTACAAAATGATGTAGAAGAGCTAATGCACCCCAAGAAGATAAGACACCCATAGGCTGACCACGAGCGTACCTCACAAAATGAGAACGGTTTCCGTTCACATCAGTGAAGCTCAGTGGGAACACTGTTTCCTTACCCTTGACAGTTTTCTGCCAATAAGGTAAGGACCATGTTCGATCACGAAGTAGGGATGTCCACGCTTCAGAGATCTCAGTTCCGAACATAGAAGATAACATAGAAGTATACAACACCAAAGGTATTGTATCTGTTGCAGCCTTCAAGTCATAAGAATAAACATCCTTGTGACCAGACTCAGCAAAGGATCGAAGTGATCCCTGCTGGTCGAAGGTGGCATCAGACGGCAACATACGTAGTATGTCGAACAGTACTTTATGCATCGGTTTCAGAACACTCTGCGTTAACGCGTCCGGAATGGCAATTACACGTACTTTCCCCGCAGCCTCCTTAATTAAGGAGAGCTTCCCGCCTAACGGGCGGATCACGGGAGTCTGATGGCCTTTTGGGCCTTCAAGCTTCGCGTGAGAAGGGAAGTAATGTGCAAGAACCTTCGGGTCCAAGTTAACCGAGTCTCCAAAGTCTGACGATAATTTCCAGGCTTCCTTCCATTCGTCATCCAAGACGAACTTCAGCATCTCAACAGCATAAGACTCTATACGAGATCTAAAAGTTGTTGCTCCAACAGCATCCATATAACTCACTAATGGTGAGAGTTTCCACCCTCTTGCCACCCAATAAAGGGTGTCAATTGGATAAGAAGCAATGGACGTTGAGTGGTTAGGACCCGCTGTGGTAGCCAAGAAAGGCTCCACAGGGGCCAGATCTGAATTTAGAAGTTCAGAAGCTCCCAGGTCAGATAACCAAGACTTGGCCTCCATCTGGAGGAAGAGCTCAAACCTTGTTTTAACGAAAGTAAAGTTATAATCTGCACGGAAAGAATTTCCGATTGCGCTAAAAGTAGGAATCTTATGACTAGATTCCAGCGACTTATAAATATACAGAAGAGAACTCC